CGATTGAGCCAGAAGGCGATGCATTCAGCGACACAGATCAAAACTCTAACTTCCTATCTGTAACAGTACAGAAGTATGCAGGACAGCAGACATTCTCTGTCGAATTGCTAGATCGTACATCTCCAGCATTCTTTGATGAGCTAGTACGCAACATGGCAGCAGCTTACGCAAAGGCGACTAACGCAGCAGTAAACGCAGCGTTGATCTCTGGAGCAACAACAGATGCAACAACAGTTGCAACATACCCAACAGCAGCGGAGTTGCTAGGAATTGTTGCTCGCGGTTCAGCTTCTGTTTATGGAGCAACAGCAGGTCTTGCAAACCCATTCGCTCGCAACATGGTCGTATCAACAGGACAATGGTCTAACATCATGTCTCTTAACGATGCGGGTCGTCCAATTTACACGGCCACAAATCCGATGAATGCGGGTGGAGCGGTTGCACCAACATCATTGACAGGCAACGTTGCAGGACTCAACCTATATGTTGATCCAACAAACGGCGGCGATGGCGATGGAACAATCCTTATCGTCAACCCAGATGCTTACACATGGTACGAGTCACCAACATACCGCCTACGCGCAGAGTCAACAGCTAACGGATCAGTAACAGTTGGTTACTACGGATTCGGTGCTATTGCAACTAAGGTTGCAGCTGGCGCATTTAAGAACAACAAGGCGTAACAAACTCACTAAGTCGCTCTAGGGGGTCAGTAGCCCTCTGACTCCCTAGAGTCTTGAGAAAGGACATCATGGCACTTACAACAGTCGCAGAACTCCGTAGCACTCTCGGAGTCGGTACTTTGTATCCAGATGCAACCTTGCAGGAAGTATGTGATGCAGCAGATGCAGTCCTACTTCCAATGTTATGGAGTCCTACTTACTTCACAGTAGCTCATGAAAATATTGTTGGGCAGGGAACTCTTTACTTTAACGATCCTGTAAAAGAAATCTTTTATGTAGGTCAAACAGTAACAATTTCTAATTCTGGATCCTCTTACAATGGCAGTAAAGTTATTACAGCCGTTGGAGATTATTCAATCAGCATGGTTACAAACCACGCGACAGCGCAGCCCAAACATGCCATTGCGCCTTATGGATCAGTCGCTTCAAGAACTTACACAGACTGGACTACCGATATGGCAGTCCAGCAAAGTGCTCTTATGATATCTGTCGAAATTTGGCAGGCGAGGACCGCCACCCTTTCTGGCTCCAACGCTGTCGATTTCCAGCCAAGCCCTTACCGAATGAGCGCACAGCTTCTCGCTAAGGTGCGAGGATTGATCGCTCACGCACTTGATCCACGTTCGATGGTGGGATAATGCCTGTTGCTATTACTACTCTTAGAACTACTTTAGCGACTGCTCTAGTCAATAACGCTAAGTGGCAGACTTTTGCCTTTCCACCTGCAACAGTTCTTGCTAATTCTGTGATCGTGTCTCCAGATGATCCTTATCTGACACCAAATAACAATAAGCAAATTTCAGTTGCGCCAATGGCTAACTTCAAGATTATAATGACTGTGCCTTTGTTTGATAACGAAGGAAATCTTAACGGCATTGAAGATACTGTTTGTAGCGTGTTCGCACTACTTGCAGCATCATCTCTAGTCTGTAATGTAAGCGCAATCAGCGCACCAAGTATTCTCAACGCTGCATCGGGAGACCTACTCAGCTGCGAGATGTCCGTATCAATCCTAACGAGTTGGAGTTAATTATGTCCGATTGGGAAAAAGAGAACGAAGCCTTTCTGATCAAGATCGGGCAGGTTAAAGAAGTACCAGCAGTAAAGCCAGCAACTAAAAAGGAAGAGGAATAACCGATGTCAGTTTATCTAGCCAATACCGGAGTTCTAACTGTTAATTCGGTAGATCTCTCAACATTAGTAACGAGCGTAACTATCAACCGCGCATTTGACGAATTGGAAGTCACAACGCTTGGGGATTCAGGTCACCGATTTGTTAAGGGCTTGGAAGCATCAAGCATCACAATCGATTTCCTAAATGACGAAGCATCTGCTAAGACACTCCAGACACTTAATTCATCATCTGTATGGGGCAACAATGTTACAGTTACATTCAAGCAATTTGCAGGTGCTACTGCACCTACCAACCCTCTATACACCATGACATGCTTGGTGAACAACATCACTCCCGTTAACGGAGATGTCGCAAGCCTAAGTACCCAGAGCGTGACGTGGAACGTATCAGGTACAATCGCAGTAACAACAGCGTAAGAAACTAACAAAGGGGCAAAACCATGGCAAAACTAAAGATCGTTCGTAATGATGGAAGCGTACTAGAAGGCGAGATCACTCCAGCTGTGGAGTACTCATTCGAGCAGTACGCTAAAAAGGGCTTCCATAAGGCGTTTCGTGATGACGAGATGCAGACCTCGGTCTATTGGTTAGCATGGGAAGTTACTCGCAGGTCAGGTGAAACTGTTAAGCCTTTCGGGATTGACTTCATCGAAACATTGAAAAGTGTTTCTGTGGAGGATTCAGACCCTTTAGCTTAAAGCGCGATCTTCCGTTCACCTACCTAATTGCTAGGCTAAGCATTAGGTTAGGGATCGCGCCACAGGAATTATTAGAGCTAGATCGAGACATGCTCAATGCATTGTTTCAAGGTCTTACAGACGAAGCAAAGGAGTCAGCAGATGCCAGTAGAGTTCGCAGGCGTTGATGAACTTCGCAAAGCCTTAAAGGCTTATGCTCCTGATCTAGACAAAGCTTTAAAGAAAGAACTTAAAGGGATCGCGGAGCCTTTGGTTAATAAAGCCAGAGGCTACGCTCCTGCCCTTCCACCCCTTAGTAACTGGGGTCGCGAAGGTGGTCGCTTTCCTTCTTACAATGGCGCATTAGTTAAAGCTGGTATCCGCTTTAGCACAGCAAGATCTAGAAAGAATAACCAAGGCTTTGCTTCAAGTATTCGCATCGTCAACGCTACAGCGGCAGGTGCGATCTATGAAACAGCAGGACGAAAGAATCCTTTTGGTCAGCCTTGGGTTGGTCCAGCAGGTCCAGCAGGTAAAAAGTATTCGCACTCTAAAAACAAATTTGCAGGACGTGACTTCATTGCTGCAATGGGTGGCGAGATGAAGGGTAGAGGCGAAGACAAAGGACGACTTATCTATCGCGCTTGGGCAGAAGATCAAGGCAAGACTCAGGATGCCATGGTCAAGGCAGTGCTTAGGACCAATGCTCTTTTCCAATCTAAGACAGGCGGAGCAATTACTCGCGGTGTTAGGAAGGTTGCATAATGGCACAGTCAAATATTGACATTAAAATTATTGCCGAGTTTTTAGGCAAAAGCGCATTTAAGCAAGCAGACACAGCAGCTAACAAACTTAACAAAACAGTCAAGTCCTTAGGTCAATCTTTTGGTCTTGCTTTTGGTGGAGCTGCGTTAGGTTATGCAATCAAGTCTACAATTAAAGATTTTGCAGATGCAGAGCGCGAGACTCAGCAACTGAGTAACACGGTTAAAAATCTTGGATTAGCTTTCGCTGCTCCGGAAGTAGAAGCTTATGTACAGAGCATCGGTAAACTCTATGGAGTAACAGGCGATCAAGCAGTCCCAGCAATGCAGGCTTTACTAACTGCAACTGGCTCAGTTTCACGATCTACAAAGATCATGAATGTTGCACTTGACCTTGCTGCCAGTCGTAGCGCCGATGTCGCATCCGTTGCTAAAGATTTAGCAAGTGCCTACGTTGGCAACACAAAGGGTCTTAACCAATATAAGTTAGGTCTAACAAAGGCTGAACTAGCTGCATTATCTTTTGATGAAATCTTAGAAAAGATAGGAAGCCAAACATTAGGCGCAGCCGATGAAGCTGCTAAAACTCTTAGCGGTCAGTTAGCCATTCTTGCAGAAGCAAGCAATCAAGCAAAAGAACGCATTGGCGGTGGATTAGTTCAAGCCTTGGGTGGGCTTGCAGGTAAGGACGGAGCAGGTGGCGCTGCTAATACTATTGAGAATCTTTCAATCAAATTAACTAATGCAATTACAGGTTTTGGTTATCTTGTACAAGAAGTAAAAATTGCTCAACCTATTTTGGTTGGAGCGGGTATTGCGATTGGTCTTGCTTGGGCTCCATGGCTTACAGCAATCGGAGTTGCAGCTCTAGCCATTGGTGCTATTGGAAATGCCATGAGGAAATCAACTCCTCAGGCTCCAATGAACACAGGTAAATTATTTTTTCCTGGTGCTGGCGATGGTGGTTACGCTGAACGCTTAGCCGCTGAAAAGAAAGCAGAAGCAGCCGCTGCTGCTCGTGCAAAAAAATTAGAACAAGATGCAAAAGCCGCAGCTAAAGCACAAAAGGAAAGCCTTAAACTTGCTAAGGCTAAGGCAATCTTTGACCTACAAAAGATCCAGATTGAAGCAGCCCTTAAGGGTAAGATTTCAGAAGAGGATAAGATCCGCCTTAAGCTCATGAAGGCGATTGAAGATGAAAACATTACTAATGTTGAGAAGTATCAAAAGGCTTTAGAGACTGCACAGACAAAGACTAAAGAACTTACGGAATTACTTGCCACAGTTAAAGCAATGGAAATTAAAGATCCGTTTGGCGCTTGGTCGGTTGATCCGCTTACTGCTGCCATCAATAATCTTACAAAATCCATGTTTTCTGTACAGACACAGATTCAGGCTAATGGTCGCGAATGGTCATCATTTGCCAGTTCTGTAGCAAATACAGTTATCAGACCTAACCTTTCAGAATGGTCATCATCATTTGGTGCAGCTGGATCGGCTTCTGCGGCAGCAACAGCGGAAGCTTTAAAAGCACAGCAAGAGGCGTTAGCCGCTCAAAGCGCAGCATCCTCAGCAGCGTTACAAGCACAAAGCGCAGAGCAGTTAGCAGCATTAAAAAAGCGTTTAGCCGAGGAAGCCGCAGCTTACAAGGAATTAATGGAAGCAACAGCCGCCGCAGCGCAAGCCGCTCTTTTAACAGGAGCTAATGAATACACTACTGGCAACCTAGCCAAGGTAGCCTCAGAAGCCGCTGCTCAAGCGGCAGCATCGGCAGCAGCTTTAGCAGCAGCAGAAGCCGCAGCAGCACAAACAGCTGGGACAACAGGTACAGGCGGCTCTAAGGTCGAGATTACTGTAAACACAGGTATTGGCGATCCTAACGCCATCGCTGCGGAAATCCAAAAGATTATCGAAGAAGCAACTCAACGAGGCACGATTGACTTCTTAGGAATTGCATAATGACTTGGCTTCCTGAATGGCGTGTAACTGTTGGCGATGATGTCTATACGACTGTAACTTCTGTATCCTTTTCCGCTGGTAGAGTCGACATTGATCGCCAATGTGCAGCAAGTTACTGTCAAGTAGACATCATTAACACAGATGGCTCACCCTTTACCATCGATGTTACAGATGCCTTGACTTTAGAGCTTAAAGATAGTGCTGGCAATTATGTCACTATGTACGGCGGCGAAGTCTCAGACTTTACAATCGGAGTCCGTAGCCCTGAGGAATCAGGTTTTGTCACTTACGGCAGGATCTTAGGCGTTGGCTTTCTTGCCAAACTCACTAAGTCTGTCTATAACACAGCCCTTGCAGAAGCTTTAGATGGCGCACAGATCGCAGCCATCGTTGACAATGTTCTCAACCTGACATGGAATGAGGTTACTCCTACCCTTACATGGGACACATACCCTGCAACTGTCACATGGGAAGATGCAGAGTCCTACATCGGCACTATTGACTCAGGCTTCTACACCATGATTAACCTAGCAGCATCGGCTACAGCTCGATCCAATACGCTGACAGATCAGATTGCTAACAGCGCGCTCGGTCAAATGCATGAAGAAAAGAATGGCTTAGTTTCTTATGATGATGCAGACCATCGCAGCACATATCTTGCAGCTAATGGCTTCACTAACATCAACGGCTCTTATTCAAGCCCTAGCACTATTCGGTCAATTACGACAACAAACCGCATTCGCAACAGTTTGATCTATAAGTACGGCACAGGATACGCCTCAACCCACAGTACCTCTGACACCGATTCTATTGCC